ATTAACGGTCAACCAAAGCTAATGCCTATGGTATTAAAAGAGAATGGGCGTTGGAATGGTCATGTTTCTTAGGACAATTATGCAACGGTCAGAAGTAGAAATTATCTGTAATCACATGCTAGGAAGAGTGATTGTATCTTGTGAGGCATTACATGGCGATAGCACTATAGTCATCACATTAGATGACGATAGCATGATAGAAATTAGTGGTGAAGAACTAGCTATCTATGGTGAATTAACGCCAATGGATGACTGATACCAAGCATCTATATAGTCTTTTAATCCTTCTATCCCATTACCAAGAATAGCAAGTCTATCCTGGGTAACCTTGTAAAAGTTATTTACTTCAGTTCCTGTATCATCACTATATCCATTTATAACTAACACAGTAAACTTATCTTGGTCTGCTAATGCTTTTAACAGTATCTTTTGACCTAGAGATATATCTTCATTTTCACGCTTCCACTCTCCAATAAGAAAGTTTCCACGTCTTTCAAAAACCATGTCAATGTTAGATGGCATAGCTTTTGGATTGTCTAGTATTACACCTCTTAAAAAGCCAAAGTCTGTATGACTAGCATACGCATTACGCATACCATTAGACACAAATTACAATACCATTAGAGCCAACCTGACAGACTGTTACAGACCCATCTGGTGCTAGTATGGTCGTAGTCTGACCAAATGATTGTTCTGTATAAAAAATAGCTAATGCTGCCATTACAATAACAAATAGCCAGTATATTTTATTCATCATCAAATCTTTGTAATTGAGCTTCTAGTTCTGGTGGAATATTAGCTTCATCATCTCTAGTAGCTTCTAATAGCTTATTCTTATACCAATCAGACTTCTCTAAATCTTGTTGTGGATTATCTTTAAATGGATAACGTAAGTCATACTTTAACTTACAACCTTTAAGATAACCAATATATTCTTCTTTAGTCAAACGACTTTTAATCACATCTATTGCTTCTATACCACCCACTAAGTAATGCGGTGGTCTATTCACTAAATCTACCATATCTATCCCCTTAGAAAAAATAAATCAATTAATTCATAACAACCATAAGCAAACCAACTCATACCACCAACAATCAACAACCATACTACTACATCTAATATCTTTTCTGCTCGTCCCATTTTCCATACTCCCTACCTACAGTTACAGAAACATACGTTCTATTCTTAAATCGTTTATCTAATGTATTATTGTAAGTCCACTTAGGCAAAATCAAGTATCCTTGACTTTCTAAATACTTCAATCTTGTTCTAGCAATGACGCATTCTTGCACAATTTCTTTAATGCTGCAACCAGGATGTGCAGTAATATATCCTATAACAAACTTTGCTTGTCGTTGGTCGTCTAGTTTAGTGTACATCTTTTACTCCATGTAGTTGTTCTATAAGTCTAGCAAACTTAAATATCTTGTCAATAGTTATTACCTGACTACCGTATCCAAATGCTTCTTTATATACCTTTATAATTTCTTCTTGAGTAAGTGGTTTAGAGTCCACCATGTGCCTCCGTTAGTTTCTTACTATCATACTTAGATAATCCTTTATACTCTTCTACAGGTTCACTAGGAACTAATGGTGTTATCTTAATATGATGCGTTGTATTCTTTAGGTCGTTTAAATATGAAAGTTGGTTAGGATGAAATGACCATAGATAAGACTTCTTTAGGTCACCAGACTTAACATCAAACTCTTCATAAAGCCATGCTACAGGTTCTTTTTTAGCCATTAGTAAAACACCATCCTTCCAATTTTTTTGTTTGGTTTCTTGTCCCAGATATATTTCATATCTACACTATCGTCATGAAAGTATAGACTATTCCCTACAGGATTTGCATGCTTTTTAAAGAATAATGTATCTATTACAAGTAACTTAGTCTTTAATAGTGTTTCTTGGTCTATGTTCTTTTCTTTAGCTTTCATCATGTTTTCTATACCAATGAACTGTCCCCTAGCATAAACTACTTCACAAACATCACGACCAAATCGTTTAGACCTAACTCTGTTCATAATGACATTAATAACCCCTAGCTTTTCTTCTAGTGATTGCATGTTGACTTCTGTATAAACAGCAGTCGCTATACAATGTACATCATGTTCTGAAATATGTATATCCATGATACCTTTCTAATGATTATCTTGTGTCTAGCAAGCCCATATAAGCGTATAATTCCATTATATTGTGCAATTAAGCATAATATATTATTTAAGGATAAATACCATGTGGACAACTCCAGCAGCTACAGAAATTCGTTTTGGCTTTGAAGTAACTATGTACGTAATGAATAAATAGTTATAAGCAATTGGGGATGCTCCTAGAAAGGAACATCCTCATCTGCACCTTCGGCAACAGGTTTAGCACGTTCTTCTGTTTTAACTCCAATTACTCCTGAATATTGTGGTTGTTTAGAACCTTCAGGAATTTCACGTTTCCACGCAGCACCAGTAATATCTACCCCATCTACATTACCAGATATTGAAAGATATTTTTGACCTGTTTTTTTATCTATTGCAATCCAAATTGCTATCTTATTTTTGTTGTCATACTCAGCCATATACTACTCCTTTAGTTTAATAATCGTTTGGTCTACTTCATTTAAAAACTTAATTACTTCTGCTTCTAATTCTCCTATGTAAGTATCATCCCTGTCAACCCTAGCTACAAATAGTTGTAGTTCTTCAGGGAAGTTAGGATTATAGCTTACAAAGTCTACCCATCTAGCACCGGTGCAAGCTAACTGCCATTGCATCTGTGGAATGTATTTACTAGGAACTGACTTACTCATAAGCGTATTAGTATGGGTTGTTTCTATAGGACATTTAATCTCTATAAGACCTGCATACTTACCCTCTTCTTCTGCATTTACAGCTCCGTCAGGACTAGCACCACTATTCTTAATAACAGGATGGTCAAAGAAACCGACCTCAGTTACAGATACCCCTCTAGTTCGCATATAAAGCTCCCTAGCAGCACTTTCTCTTTCAATACCCTCCAACATAGCTTGATTAACAAAACTATCGCCTTTCTTGCCTGTAAGACGTTCTGATACAAGTTGGATAAGGTAGTTTTGACGAGATGTAGATACGCCTGTTTTAGTCTTGGCGATAACATCCGATATTCTAGATGCTGTCACCTTGCCTAATCGTTGTTGAAACCACTCATCTGTGCGTTGTTCAATCATAGAAAGTCCTTGCTAGATACTGCTTTTAAAGCTGGTTGTTCTGACTCTGGAATATCCTCACCGCTATAGATGTAAAGACCAATACCATGTAATGCAATAGCTTTAGCTAAACAACGCTGCATAGCTGTATTAACTGCCATAGCATCTGGGTTAGGGATAGCTTGGTTTCTAAAGTTAAGCACAGGTAATTGTGAAGTCATAGATTTACCAAACGCATGGACTGTGCAGAATACCATAAGTGTTTCACCAAACTGTTTAGGTTCGCCATAAGTCCATGTAGCAGTTGGGTCTTGCTGTAGAAGAGTATCCACAGCCCAAGCCCATGATAAGTATGATAGACCATTCTTTTTCTCAATATGGTCTGATACGTTAATCTTACGTAGTTCGTTATAGTTCATCTTTCTCTCCTGTTGTTGTAATTCTTGTTGGTGCTGTTCCATCATCACCTGGTCGTAATGTTGTTGTTGTGACATTTTGTTCTCTCTCCCATTTATCGTTATCTAATTTAAGTTCGTCATTCAATCGTTTAAGAATATCTGCTATATGTTCTAAACCATTCGCCATATTATATACCCCCAAAATACAAAAAGGAATAGCCATAAGTATTTATTCATATTGCACCTGCAAACTTACCCATAGCCCAAAGGCAAAAGGCTACATAAACCCAGAAACCTACTGCTAATACTATCATTGTTGAAATTTTCATGTCTCTCTCCTAAAGTTGACAAACGAACTTTAAACTCATAAAAAACACCTGTCAAGTATTTTCTATAAAAAAAATAGTTTGCATATAGAATTTACCTATGTTAGTGTTTTGCTCCATGGACATATTGCGTTACATTATATTAGATGAATTTGACGGAAAACCGCTAAGAGCCTTTAGTAACAAGGCATCTGCTAAATGGTTTTTAGAGTCAAGACCTAATTGCAAGCTCCATATTTTGCCTAAAGCAAAAGTTGT